CGAAAAGCCAACAATTAAAATAAAAAACAACAAAGAAAGTGAAAAGTTGTTAAATGATTTTAATTTTTATGGCAAGTTGCGTGAGTGGGTTATTGATATTTCAAGGTATGGTGATGCAGTTGCAAGGGTTTATGCTCAAGACACTAGCCAAGAAACAGGAAACGAAACCGGCAAAGGTGCAGTTGCTGTTATGCAACCATCGAGCCTATTTAAAGTTGTTGATGCTGATGATAAAGACCATTTAATTAATATGGTTATAGCAACCCCTAGGGAGTGTGAAGATAGCACCAAAGAAAAACCAAAGTGGGAGTTGCACATACAAATTCATTATAAGGGCTATTATATTAAAAGAATAATGGAACTTAACCCTATTAAAAAAGACACAAGTTATAAATTGCCTAGTGGTAGAACCAATTTAACATTGCAAAGGTTTGAAATTAAAAAACAAAAAGGCAAAGATGAAAAGGTTGCCACAGGGCTTAATGATTTTGCTGTAAGGTCAATGCACCAGCTTATAACAAGTGACAGTTGCTATGGGCATGATGATTATGCCTCACTAGACCCTATTTTGGCTGAAATTTGGGCAAGATTAGGGCAAATAGCAATAATCCTAGACAAACACACTAGACCAGATGTTTATGCTGCTTTATCTGCCTTTGAACAAGACCATAGAGGGCAATGGCACATGAAAGTAGGCGGCGGAAACACCTATGCACTTAATCCTGGCGACCCAACACCTGGTTATTTAACTTGGGATGGTCAATTAGTTGCTTGTTTTAATGAATTGAACCTTTTATTTGAACAACTTTATAAGATTAGTGAAATGGGTCCAATTTATGAGGCGGCAGGTAAAAATGTAAACATTGCTTATGATACAATGCGTGCAACATTTGTTAAACCATTAGCAAAGGCAAAAAGAATAACAACAGACATGGAAAATGAACTAAAACACATTATTTCATTAGTTGCTAGCCTCAATGGAATGACAATTGCCCCAGATGATATAACATTTACTTGGTATGATGGTTTGCCAAATGATGAAAAACAAGAAATTGAAAAGGCAACCATGAAAATAAATGCTGATTTAACTACACCTAAACAAGAAAACATAGATAGGTTTGGCTTAACAGAAGAACAGGCAAATGCAATTGCTACCGAGGTTGATACTAGAAATGCCAACAAGCAACAAGCAATGTTTGGTGGCTTTGGCAACCCAATGCAAGATGATGGTGAGGATGAATAATGCGAAATAACCCAATAAGTGTCAAATATGAACCATTACAAGCAAAGTTGGTTAATAAGGTTCACAACCTTAACAAAAAGGTTTACAATGCAATTAAAAATGCTAATGTAAACACAACAGATGATTTGCTTATGTTTTTAGGCACTTATATAATGTTGCAATTTGGTAGTGTTAGAAAGGCAACAAACAACTATTTAGGGGTTGTTAAGGAAGATATTAAAGAAATATCAAATAACAACAATTTAGCCCCAAATAAAAGCATTATTAACCAAATGCAAAACCAAACCTATATTGAACTAAACACCAACCTTGTATGTGCTGAAAAAGAACTAATGCAAGAGTTTAGAACCGCCACCAAGCCATTTAAGAATAAACCAACACACATAACAGATGTTAAAAGTGTTTTACAACAAGAGTTTATTAAAAATGGTGGTGTTAAGGTTACTTATAAAAATGGTGCTAGGATGCCACTAGATAAATACTTTGCTATGGCTACTAGAACAGCAAGAAACGAAACCCAAAATGCAACAGCTATTGATAATGCTAAAAAACTAGGCACTGACTATGTTTATATGGCACCAAACCATAGTAGTTGCAAAACATGTTCTGCCATGGGCAATAGAGTTTATTGCATTAGTGGTAAGGACCCAAGTTACCCAAGTGTTTATGGCACATTATTTAAGCATGGTTATAATTGCATACACCCACATTGTAGGTGCATGTTAAGACCATATTTCATTGATAACCACACAGCTAATGAAATTAAGGAAATGCAAGAAAGTAGCAATAGGAGTTTTGATCTAGATGAAAGGACAGAACAACAAAGGCAGCAATACCAAGAAAGCCAAGCATTTAACCATAGGCAATGGAGTTCACAACAAAAGTTTGAACAAATGCAAAGAGTTTATGGCAAAGATGCCCCTTACAAAACATTGGGTGGTTTAAGAAGAGGCAGAACACTAGAAAGCCAAAACTATAAAACTGTTAATAAGGCATTGGTTGACCAAAACCAATATAACAGGTGGTTAAATGTTATAGGCAAAGAAAATATGCCAACAACCCTTGCAAAATTCCAAGATTTAAAGTATAATAATCATAAGGAATTTACACAACTACAACATTATAAGAACTCAATTAATAGTGGTGTGGTTACACCTTTGGCTACCTATAAACATTATGTTGCAATAAAGCATAAAGCTGAAAACACACTAATAAACTTAAAATGTGGAGATATTACCACAACCAAAATAAGTGAACATTTTGTTGATAGGGTTATAGGTAGTATTGAACAAAAAAGAAATGGTGTTGCAATATCACAAATTAAAGAGTGTATAACCAATGGCATAGCCAAGGAAATAAAAACAGATTCCAAAGGCAGAAAAAGCCAAAAATATGTTTTAGAAAATGTTTGTATTGTTTCAATTAACCCAGACACAGGCGAATTAATACAAGTAAACCCTACAAGGAGTAAGAAATGAAATTTAACATAACAAAAGAACAAATAGAAATGTTAAAACCACATCTAAAAGACCTTGATAATTTATTAAAAGGTTCATTAGATGATTTTTTGGATGCCCTTGATAGTGCAATGTTAGATGCTATGGATGGTGAAGATTTTAGCATTGAAACAGAAACAAGCATTAAATTGGCTAAACTATATGACCAAATATTGGCACAAAACGAATAGCCAATAACAACAACTTAATTAAACAATTCAAGGTAAAGTGTATGCTTTGCCTTTTTTGTTGCCCTACCGCATGGCATTAAACTAGGAATTAACCACACTTGCTTGGTTTAATAGCAAGAATCTACCGGAACCACCGGAATAAAAAGGAGCATGTTATGGAAGATAACAAAAAAACAACAACTAGCCTAACCGAGGTATTAACAAAGGTTTTAGGCGCCGATTTCGATGCTGAAAAAACAAAAGCATTAGAAAGCGAAATTAACGCTTATATGGGCTCAAATACTGTGCCAAAAAATGTCTTTAATGATAAGAATAGCAAACTTAAAGAATTAAAGGCAAAATTGCAAGAAAGAGCCGATAAGCAAAAGGACTCAAGTGAGTGGCAAAAACAAATAGACACCTTAAATGAGAACCATGCAAAGGAACTTAAAGCCAAGGATGATTTGCTAAACGATTATAGGCTTACCCAAGCACTTAAAGATGGTAAGGCAAAGAACCCAAAAGCTGTTAAGGCTCTATTAGATTTAACCAAACTTACTTTTGACCCAGACACCATTGGTGGTTTAGATGAACAATTAGAAGAATTGAAAAAAGGCAATGATTCTTATTTGTTTGATATTCCAGCAAATAGTGTTAAAAAAGGTGCAGATTTTCCTGCTAACCCAGGACAACCTACCGATGAGGTGAAAACTGCAAAGAAAATAATTTAATTTTAAGGAGGGCACTATGCCAAGAGTAAATGCGTTAAGCATATTTGAAAGTGAAAACACACAAGCAAAATTAAATGAAATCCAAGCTGGTATTGTTGAAAATATCCAAAAGAAAGGTATTTCATTTAGATTAAAATCACAAAATGCAAATTTAGATGATGAAACAGCAGGAACATTTAACTTTAAGAGATTCCAAAATAGTGAATCAAAAGCGTATGGAACTGCAAGAACAAACAACAAAGGTGACCAAATTACAGCACCAGAAATCCCTGTTTCACTTGATGTTGACAAGGAAATTGTGGAAGAGGTTGCAGCCAAAGATGCTAAAAGATTTGGTATTGACAAGTCAGTGGTAAGCATTGTTGAAAAGAGAAAAGCAAACCACGAAATGACACTTTTAGCAGAATTAGAAACTGCCTTTTTTGCAAAAGCTGTTGAAGAGGGCACAAAAATCCCAGGCATCAACTTTGAAACAGATATTGCTGACCAAATGGAAGATATTATCCAAGCAATTGAAACAACTAAAAACAAATATGTTAGAGGTGTGCCAAGAGATTTAATTGCTATTGTTTGTAGACCAAAGGTTTATGGTAAACTTAAAAACTACCTAAACAACAACTACAATGCTAATTTCTCTGTTGCAGAAGAAGAATTGCCAGGTCTTAATGGTGTTGCAGTATTTAGCAACATTTATTTGCCAGATGATGTTGACTTTGTTGTTATGGTTAAAGAATCTGTTGCACAACCAACATCAATTGATGAGTATAGTGGCGAAAGAATCCCACTATCTAATGACTATGCAGTTGAATTGTTCTACTCTTATGGAACAAGAGCATTGGCACCAGACCTTATCAAATATGGTAAAATTGGTGACTATACACCAGCAGAGGCTTAATTTTGGAGGTTTAAACTATGTTAGTTAAAACAATTAAAGATTACACAGATAGAGAAACAAAACAAGTTTTTCGTGTAACTGATAAAAACCCAACTCGCAAAGTAAGTGATGAACGTGGTGCAGAACTTATTGCAAAGGGCGTTGCTATTGAGGTTGTTTATAAAAAAGAAAAAAAGGCAAAAGATGTTGTTGAAGAAACAGCAGAGCCAAAAGAAGAAACAACACCAACTACCGATGAAAACTTGGATGTTGAAAGCAACGAATAATTAAATAATAAAAAGGTGGTGTATTTGCCACCTTTTTTATATGGCTATTGTTAAGTAACCATTGTAGGGGTGCGTTACCCCTAGTAGCCCCAAAAACATTAAATTAAGAGGTAAATTATGTTAGAAATAGGCAAAAACACATATTGCACATTAGAAGATGCAAACCGAATTGTAAAAGAAACCTACCCAATTGGATCTAATGCTGCTTATTGGGATGGTTTAGATGATGAGCAAAAAGAAAATTTGCTTATTGAAAGTGCCGAGGAAATGGAACTATTACCGGTGGCGGGGGTTAAGTTATTTTATAACCAACCTTTACAATTTCCTCGTAGGTCAATGTTTTATAGGCAAAACGATATACCAAGAGAGGTAAAAGATGCCCAGGTTATAAATGCTTTGGATATGTTGCTTATTGAACTAGGAATTAAACAACAAGATGGCAATATTTTAACAAGCAAACAAGCTGAAAAAGAATTGAGGCGTTGGACCTCTGGTGGTTTTAAAATGGGAGGAATTGCAAAATGGTAACAATTAACAAAGATTTATTTGATTTTCCTGTAACTATTAGTGATGAGGAATTTAAAAGTGCAACAGGTTTAGACCTAAAAGAAGAATTAAGTGTTGAACAAGATGTTGAGGTTCAAAAATGGCTTAATGCAGCCCATGATAGTGTTTATAATAGGATTTATAGGGTTGGTGGTAAAACCTTTAAGAATAGAATTATAAATGCCCACATTGAGTATTTAACCAAGCCAATTAAAAGAGCTGTTATAGCACAATTAGAATATATGCTTGATGCTAATGGTGATTATGGCGTAACCGATGGTTCTAACACCAATGCAGATGGTCAATTGGTTGTTGCTAACCCAGAACAAATTGCAAGCAAGATTTTAGCGCCAAAAGTTGTTGAAATATTAAAAGGTGCTAGACCTAATTTATTAATGGGGGATTAAGCATGAAACAAAAAGAAATTGAAAACAATTTTACTTACCATAGCCCAACACCAGAAATGCAAGCCAAATTTCCTATTTTAAGAAACAAGGCAAAAGAACTTGCATTGCTTATTGAAGAATTGGTGCCTAATGGCAGAGAAAAAGCACTTGCACACACAAAACTACAAGAGGTTATAATGTGGGCAAATGCAGGCATTACAATACCCAAAGTGGAGGATTAACTAT